AGCGTAAATTCACAAACCGGCAGATCGTTGGTCTTGACCGGGTACCAGATAAACACAAGCGAGATCAGAAGCCGATAAAAAGAACCGGCATCGTAAATCAATTCCTTGGCAGGCGGTTGGTATGAGCGAAATCAGAATCGTAAACGAAAACGGCGAAGTGCTTGAAACGCTCAAAGTTAAGAAAACGCTGATGAAATATATTATTTATCGTGGCAGGCTTCTGGTCGCTACCCAAGACCTGGAAAACCTGTACGACTACATCGAGCGGTCGTATCTTGAGATTAACTAACTCGCTACCGAGACCAAACCTTGACCACGGCACCGAAACTACGGTATTGTCTCGGATAAGAGATTCATTGGGATAAGTGAGGTAAAAGCGTTCATGCCGTCAGTAACCGCAGCAGAGAAAGCAACGACGGCCATGCTATCCAAGCGTGGTGTTGATGTAGCACCAAAAATGCGGGGCGCTTTTATTGATGGACTGCTACAGCATTGCAATAACGAAAATAAATCTCTCGCTGAAGTATGTGCCGATTGGTGGAAAGAAGACTGGAAAGCCGCTGGTAATCTCTTAACCAAATTCCTTCCCCGCGAGGTAAACGTCCATGGCACCCACGAACACAATCATCAATTTGCGACTAGAGCAGTACCCCGCCTTAATGATTGGCTTGAAGAACTTGTCAGCGAAGGTGATATCTATGCCGTCGGACACGGAGGAGGAGAAGAAAGCCAAGGAGAAGGCGGAGATCGACTACGTGGGCAAGATGCGGGACTTAGCGAGGAACGACCTGTTCTTCCTGATTCGCTACCTGATGAACAGGCCGGACATGCACCACCAGTGGTTGTTGGAGCGGTGCCAAGAGATACAGGCGAGCCCTGATGGTCATCTCGACCTGTGGAGTAGAGAACATTATAAAAGTACAATTATCACGTTTGGTAAAACGATCCAGGACATCCTCAGTAGTCATGGCGATGACCCCGACCCCAAGTGGCACGGTAAGCAAATCGTTATTGGTATCTTTAGTCATACGCGCCCTATTGCCAAAGCCTTTTTAAAGCAGATATCCCGTGAACTAGAAACCAACCAGACGCTAAAGGATTTATTCCCTGATGTGCTGTACCAGGAGCCGCAACGCGAAGCACCTGTTTGGTCAGCCGATGCAGGCATCATCGTTAAGCGCACATCAAACCCGAAGGAATCTACAATTGAAGCATGGGGCGTGGTTGAAGGCCAGCCAACCTCAAAGCACTTTGATATCCTGATCTACGATGACATGGTGACCAAGGAGTCTGTTGGCAACGCAGATATGATTAAGAAAACCACCGAGTCATGGGAATTATCGCTTAACCTTGGTGCTGGCGAAAACGTAAAGAAGCGCTACATCGGCACCCGGTATCACCTAAACGATAGCTACAAAGTTATGATGGATCGTGGCTCTGCCAAGGTTCGTCTGTATCCAGCTACCGACAACGGCGAGATGGATGGCACACCGGTATTCTGGTCACTTGAGCATTTTCGTGAGAAGTGCCGAGATATGGGAACCTTTACTGCTGCCTGTCAACTTTTGCAAAACCCATTAGCTGATAAATCCAAAGGCTTCAAGCGCAAAGACCTGCGATTCTTTGACCGTATGGGGAGCAAAGGCGGTAGAGCGAATCGCATCATCCTGGTAGACCCCGCCAATCAGAAGAAGAAGAAATCAGATTACACCGCCATGGCTTGCCTGGAACTAGGCATGGATCACAACTTCTACGCGGTGGACATACTGCGCGATAAGCTCAACCTGCATGAACGTACTGAAGCGCTGATTCACATGCACCGCAACTGGCACAACAGTACCGGCAAAGTGCAGACGGTGGCCTATGAGCAATACGGCAAGGACAGCGACATCCAGCACATCGAGTACGTGCAGGCCGAGGAGAACTACCGATTTGACATCACACCGGTGGGTGGGCCACAGAACAAGACTGACCGGATACTCAGGCTTCAACCAATCATCGAAGATCACAGATTCTGGCTGCCAAAGCAGTTGATGTACCGCCAGGTGTGGGATGGGCGCACAGTCGATATCGTGGACAATTTCTTGCTTGAGGAGTTTGATACTTTCCCCGTACCCATCCATGATGACATGCTCGACATGTTCGCTCGCGTGTGTGATATACCGCTGGTATGGCCCAAACTACTTGAACCAGAGAAGAAGTCGGGGTATTCTTCACGGAGTTCAAACAATTATGCGATGGGTGGGTGATGTCTTTATCGAAAGAGCTACTTGGGTTTAACTTGCTTGGCGATGATAATCCGTTCGCCTTACCATCAATGCCACGAAAACTACCAAGATATGCAAACTGACAACGAACTCAACGAAGACGGCGTAGATGAACACGCTCAACGTGCCGTAACCCGTTTCAACCGTTCATCCAGCGCCCACGAAGCGTGGCGCAACGATGCTTATACTAGCTATGCCTTTGTCGCAGGCGACCAGCTTGATGATGCCACCAAGGCGATGTATCAGGAAAAGCTACGCCCGATAGTCGCATTCAATCTCACCGCAAAGTACATCGATTCCATTACCGGGCTGCAGGTCAATAACCGTCAGGACATACGCTACATTCCCCGCAATATGGGTGATGTTGGTGTCAACGAATTAGCAAACGATATCGTGGGTTTCTTTCGTGATGGCTGCGAAGCATCCGACGAGGAAACAGACGCATTCTGGGATACGCTGACCGTGGGCATGGGCTGGACGGAGACGTTCATGGATTACGAGCTAGACCAGGACGGCATGATATGCACCGAGCGTCGTGACCCTGGGCAGATGCGATGGGATCCGGATGCCCGTAAGCGCAATGTCCGTGATGCCAAGTGGGTGCAGAGAATTATCCCGTTGCTTGAGTCAGAGATTACAGACCGTTGGCCGGATGCCGAGTTAGGTGGTGGTGATCTGGTTGTCGATACCTTCGATGACATGACCTTCCCGCACGATGCAACGCGCGCACCGTACTACGAATCAGGCGGTGGCAGTGATCCAGGTGAGGCCGAGCAGAAGTTTAATATCCTTGAGATGCAAGAATACGAGATGGAGACCGGTTTCAAGGTCACTACCAAGTTTGGTGAGCGCACATTCGATAAAGAACAATGGGGTAAATTTAAGAAGTTTCTGGATAACAATAACGTCGAATACCAGGTACTGAAACAGCGTAGGCGTGTGTACTACCGCCAGTTCCAACTTGGTGGTGAGTTGCTTGAGCGCAAGCTATCACCATGCCAGTCAGGCTACACGTACAAGTGCATCACCGGCAAGCGTGATCGCAATACTAATACCTGGTACGGCCTGACCGAAGTGATGAAAGACCCGCAGTTGTGGGTTAATAAGTTGCTATCACAGATCATGCACAGCATCGATACCAACGCCAAGGGCGGCATACTTGCAGAACGTACCGCTTTTGAGAATCCGCTACAGGCAGAGCGTGACTGGTCATCACCGGACAAGATAGTCTGGATGGAGGATGGGGCTCTTTCAGGACAGGGCGGTGATAAGTTTAAAGAAAGACCACAAACAACCTATCCACAGGGCTCAGATAGATTGCTACAGATAGCCATGGAAGCATTCAGCGCGGTTACCGGTATCCCGGTAGAACTACTCGGCATGGTTGACCGTAACCAGCCGGGCGTATTAGAGCAACAGCGCAAGCAGGCCGGTATGACACAGGTCGCATGGGCGTTTGATTCAATGTCATCGTATCTGCGCGATGTCGGTGAGATTTACATAGAATATGTCCGTGAGTACGTGCCTGAGAATCGTCTGGTACGTATATCCGACGAAGAAGGCAAGCAGAAATACATTCCACTGCTCAAGGATAAACTTGCAGCTAAATACGACATCATCGTTGACGAATCACCTACATCAACCAACGTGAAAGAGCGCACCTTTGCCGTGCTGATGCAGTTAATGCCACAGCTTGCGAAGATGGGCATCCAGCCACCGCCTGACTTCCTCGACTACACACCACTGCCGATGAGCATGGTGCAGAAGTGGAAGGAGTCTATGAAGCCTGATCCACAGAAGCAGAAGGCTCAACAGTTGCAGATGAAAGGTGTAGAGCTTGAGGTGCAGGCAAAAGAGAAAGAGATAGCCGAGAACGTGGTCGATATCCTGCTCAAGAAAGAGAAGGTTGAGGAAACCAAGGCGAACACCGTGCTCAAAGAACAGCAGGCGCATAAGGCTGCGGCTGAAGCCGGGGCGAAGATGTAAGATTACGCTGGACAGCGTGGTAGCGGGTATAGCTCAATGGTAGAGTCCGTGACACATCGGAACCACGTTACACAGGTTCGATTCCTGTTGCAGCGCACCGCGTCCGGCACCAACAATTTACTAACACAAGGGGATA